AGCAGAAACAAAGGTTTTTCAAAAGTCAATAGCAGTGAATAGCAGCAAGGCTGTTCAAATAAAAATCATACCAGATACAAGGAGGAAAGCCACAAAATGAAAGAATTTGTGAAGAAAAAAGCAGTCATTGTCATGGACAGTGCAGGACTGCCAAACTACATGACCATGTTTTATATGGAGCCGGGGACCTATGAGCCGGAGGACGTGCCGGAACTGTTCAAAATCAGAAACAAGATTGTTCCTGCGGTTCTGGTGTCGCAGTTCACCAACACCATGATTAAGGGCGTCCCGGCGTCCTTACCTTACCAGCAGCCAAAACACACTATCAGTTATGATGAAGCGGCGGCAGCCTGCGGAAGAAAAGGCAAGGGCTGGCACCTTATGACAAATACAGAGTTTGTCTATCTACTGCATGAAGCAGAGGAACTGGGGCACACAATCGGCGGTAATACAAACTACGGCAGCAACTCGAAGAATGAGCAGGAAAGCGGCGTGAGATACGACAGCGCCGGACGCACGCTGACCGGGTGCGACCCCCTCACATGGTCCCATGACGGAACAGCAGACGGCGTGTTTGGTCTTTGCGGTAATTTCTGGGAATGGGTCACGGGCTTGCGTCTGCACAAAGGCGTTGTGGAATACACGCCGAACAACGACGCAGCAGTTGAGGGCTACACAGAGAAGCCAGACTGGACCGTTGCAGAGGTGAACGGCAGACCGTTGAAGCTGTACGGCAACAGTGCTGGTGATGTGGTAATGTCCGTTGCGGAAGAAATCGAAGAAAACTGGGAGGGCTGCCACATGGCAGACTTGCAGCTGGAAGAACTGGACGAAGTGCCGGAAATTGCGTACAAGCTGGGAATTGTACCGCATGACTGGAAGCATGAAACAGCTGGACTTTGGGCAGACAGCGAACTTGAAGAAAGCGTGCCTCTCCGGGGTTCGGGTTTCAACAGCACTTCCTACGGTGGTGCTGGTGCGCTGGACTTGAACAACGCCCGTTCTTACGTCCTCTACAATGTTTCGTTCCGTTCCGCTTTGTTCTTGGAAGACTGGGAACTGGTAACTGAATTACTGAAAGCGGGTGCGACAGCGCACGCATAAAGAACAGATGTTCTGACATTTGACCCATGAAAAAGGGCAAGCAAAAAGCCTTTGAAGATGTGCCGGAAACACAAAATCAAAGGCTTTTCAAAAGTCAATATGTAATAATTCAATACACGTTTATTATACCATATTGGCGGCTACAAGTCAAACATTTTAGAGGGCGAAAGCCTTTGAAAATAGCGGGTTTCAAACCTGTTAAACGGGCTTGTATGGGGTATTAACATTCCTACGAAATATATAAATATATATACGCTGTATGGATAATGAACAGGAGGGATAAGAGGGAGAAGAAGAACCCCACCCCACTTCTGGTATACCCTTATACGCTTAAAACGGTATAGGACAGAAAAGGAAGTGCAGTGGTGTTCATAAGGGAGAAGAAGATAGACTGCGCAGAGTATAGAGAAGTGGATATAATACCACGAACAGAAGCAGCAGAGCAGGCAAGCAGAGGAAAGAGGGGTAAGAAAAGAAAGGTTAATGCCCCAAAGCAAAAGGACTTGAACGACAAGAACGCTAAACGCTATCTGGTACAGTTGGGAAATGGCAACTTCCACATAGGGGACCTGCATACAAGTTGCACATATAGCGCAGAGAACCTGCCGGGAACGGTAGAGGAAGCAGAAAACATTGTGACAAACTACCTGCGGAGAATAGCATACCGCAGAAAGAAGCTGGGGTTAGAACCCCTTAAATACATACTGGTAACAGAATACAAGTACAGCAAGGATGGTCAGTGTCTTAAAAGAATACATCACCATATCATTATGAACGGTGGTTTAGACCGTGACGACGTGGAATTGATGTGGACGAAAGACCGTATCAACTGGAAGAAGACAGACGACCCAGAGTATAGAGCCAGTATAAAGCAGCTGGGCTGGGTTAATGCAGACCGCCTGCAAATGAATGAGAACGGCATAGAGGGACTTTGCAAGTATATTGTGAAAGACCCGCAGGGAAAGAAACGCTATTCAAGCAGCAGGAACCTTGACCGCCCGGAAACAACCAGAGAGGACGGAGGGGAAAAGCAGCAGCGTGACCAGAACCACTGGAAGTATAGCCGAAATCTGACAGCACCGGAAGAAAAGTGCAATGATTTTAAATACAGCAAACGCAAAGTGGAACAGCTGGCAAAGTCACCAGACGGCGGGCTGGAAGAGTTCAAGAAGATATACAGCAATTACAATATCGTATCTTGCGAACCTGTCTACTATGAGCAGACCGGGTGGCATATTTACTTGAAGATGTGGAAAAAGGAAAAGCCAAAGGGCAGAACAGGAGGAAAGAAGCGTGAGAGGAAGAACGCCGCAGATAAGCCGCATATTAAGGCGAAAGAGGATAAAAAGGGCAATTAAGGCATACGGCAATTACATTGCAGCAGGACTGCTGGCAGTGGTTGTGATTGTGTTTACAGTAGGGGCAGCAGTCAAGCCAGCTGCAAACAGTCTGCCGGAAGATACCAAAGAGCCGGAACCGACACAGCCGACCACGGAAGCAGTGCAGCAGGAACCGTACCCGTTCAACCTTATGTCCCTTGACTGGTCTGGTGAGGAATTAGAGGGTTGGACACGCTATGAAGTGCCGGAGGACTACGCAGACAACGGCGGGTATTTGCCAGAATGTATGCAGCAGTACACATACATAATTTGCAAGCAATATGGCGTTGAATATACGCTGGTGCTGGCAATTATAGAGATAGAAAGCGGGTACAGATGGGACGCAAGCTGCAAAGAGGGTTCAACCGGATATATGCAGGTATTACCGAAGTGGCACGAAGAGCGTATGCACAGACTGAATGTGGACAATGTGGAAAACCCATATTTCAACGTGCTTGTCGGTGTAGATTATCTGGCAGAATTGCAAGAGAGGTTCGGCACAGAAGCAGAAGTGCTGACAGCCTACAACTACGGCGTGACGGGTGCATATCAGCACGTATGGAACAAAGGACTGACAGACACAGAGTATTCAAGAGAAGTGCAGCAGGCGAAAGAAAGAATTGAAAGAAGAATGAGGGGCGAATGGTAATGGAAAATGAAAT